GCGCAGCACATTGCGGCCATTGACCGAGACGACCGCTGCAAAGTGCTTAGTGCCTGGAAACCCTAGAGCCTGCTCATCGCGGGCGAGAATCAGATTGGCATTTTGAGGTTGGGCCACCACCGTCGAAACAAAGGTCGGGGTGTCGCTGTAAATCCCAGGTGACGCAATTGCTTTGATCCAGAACTTGCGCTCGCCATCAAAGCCGGAGGGCAGCGTATAACTGGTGGACTTGACCTCGGCAACAAAAAGCGAAGCGTCCCAAGCAGCCCCTTCCCGCAATTCGTAGCCCACCACTTCTGGCTCAGGGTTAGGTTGCCAGCGAAATTCCAAGCGGTTGGCCGATTGAACAACATCGAACTGCCGAACCGTGCTTGGAGCAAGCAAATTCAGCACAAAGGTTGTCACGCGCGCGCTGTAATTGCCTGAGGTATCAATCGCGCGGATGTGATACGGGTACTGGCCTGCTGCACTTTGGTCATGCAACATCTGCGTACCTGATGTCTTGGCCACTAATTGTGCGTTATCCCAACCTGGCCCCACGCGGACCTCGTATCCTGAGAGGTCAGCATCCGGCAGTTCATCCCAGGCAATCATCAAATCTGAAACTCGGCGCTGAACCGTAAATCCCGTGACGTCCGATGGCGGTAGCGTCTTGCCCAGCACTGTCGCGTTGAGTGTTGCGGGGACGCTTTCCTTACGGGTGATGCCAATAGCTCTCAGACTGAACTCGTACTGCCCCTCTTGGGCGTCTCGAATTTCAACGTAATTGGCGCTGGTCAGGGGCAGGCTTACGAAGTTTCCGCCTGCCACTCGGTAAGACAGCCGGTATGCAATCGCAGTTTGAACCTCGGACCAAGAGACCTGAACTAAAACTTGCGCCTGATCTTTGACCCGGTAAAGACTTTCCTGCATGACCAACCCCGTAGGAGGCGGTGGAACGTCCGAGAGCACCGTAATCGATCGTGGCTGAAGTGCCAGCCCTTCTTCAATCGAAGCATATTTGCTTGGGTTGTGCGCCAGAGCTGTTACTTCATGGACACCCGGATCACGCTCAGCTACAGCCACAACCCTAAAAAGCTGCGGCTCGATGATTGAGGATGCCAAAACCCAAATTGCGCCAACTTGAGGAGCCGTGCTGAACGGTATCGTTACTGTCAGAGTGCGCCCAGAAACAGGTCCCACCAGACGCTCTTCGACAACGCCATTTGGCAAAACGACCGATAGTCGCCAAGGTAAATCAGCGGGCAACTCTTGGTCGATCGTCACAGTGCTGACCGATGCACCGGCGATACGACCGCCTAGGCGCATACCGCCTCGGACAGGATCGGCTACCTTGATGACATCGCCCGGGCGGACTACTGCGCCTTCCAATCCCGTGCGAAAGGTAACAATTTCCGATTCCGATTGTTCGGAGAACAAAAGCCACTTGCCCACCCGGTGGGCCTGACCTCGAGCAGTACAACCGAGTGCAACTACATCGCTTTGCACAATCCCATAGCGGGCGATACCGGCGGCATCTTCGACGTATTCAACCTTCTGACGGTAGAAATCATCTGGATCGTTCCAGGTCACGAGCGCAACGGTGTGACGAGCTTTAGCAGAAGAACCTTGGTAGGCAAACTCACCATCCACCACGTTGCCAGGGGCGAACTGGTAAACCGCATCACTGGGTGCATCCTGTGTGACCGTAATTGCACCACCCGACCAATACACCATGCCTCTAAAAATCGAGGCCATGTCCTGCACGACCTTGTAAGCCTGCTCGCGAGTCTGAAGGTACAAGTTGCAGGTAAAGCGCGGCTCAAAGCCCCCGAGCCCGTTAGGCACCAACTGATCGCAATACTGCGCTACTCGGTAAAGCGCCCATTTGTCCACCTGAGACTCAGGGATGTAACCACCCAAACCGTACCGGGTGCTGGTGACCAGATCGTAGAAACACCACGCAGGATTGTCTGTCCATGCGATTTTGAAGGTTCCATTCCACACGCCGCTGTAGGCTCGTGTTCCAGGGTCGTAGTTCACCGGCACACGGACACGCAGCAGTTTCATGTCGTAGCTGCGCCGAGGGATGGCAGAAAACTGCGAAGCATCTACCCTCAATGCAACCAAGGCGCTGTTTGGGTAACGCAGCTTGCTCTCAACAACTTCGGTGTAGGAGTCGAGATAAGTCTTGTTCTGAATGGCGCTGGAGGTTGAATCTGCCGTGATTCGTCGTACACGGATTTCCCATGGAGCGCTGCCAATGAGAGGCACGTAGTAACTGCGCTGATATTTGGTCGTGGTCTTGCCTGAGATCGTGTCGTTGATCACTTCGACAAACCCGCCACCATTGACCTGACGATCGATGGCGAATGTGACTGAGCTTCCGTTAAGGTCTCCGTTGGTCGTGTCTTGGTTAGTAAGTTGACCTACGCTCACCTTGATCCTTACAGCATCTACATCCGGATCAGTGATTGAGCGCACCACGGATTGGCTCGCCTTAATCTCCACGCCAACGGGCACCTCATTCTCGACAGAAGAGAATCCGGGTACGTAACTTTGCTGCTGAGTGCCATCTCTGGTCTCAAGCGTCACACCAGAGAAGTTGGTCGTTCCATCGGCATTCTGTATAGGTGTGTCGTCCAAATAAACAGATTGCAGTCCATTGACCAAACCCTCAATCTCGCCCTCGGAAATGAGGTCGACAACCCTTGCGTAGGCTTTGGAGCGCAAGCTGTCAGGCGCTTCTTGGGCCACGCGTGCGCTGGCCCCACCACCCCCTTTACCTCCACCTCCTGCACCAATAATCAAATCTGTCATGCAGGAATCTCGTCGACATCAATACCAGCGCTGATCACGGCTGAACCTACTATCAATCGACCATATCCCACTGGCACGGGGTGGCCCTGAGCGGTCGTGTTGACTGCACCATTAAAGCTGTAGCTGGGCTTGTTCTCTGGACGCTCAGATGGTTCAGATGCTTTGGGTGTAGGTGCAATCATCTGCGCAACACCGCCAAGAATCATGGCTGTGCCCACCGAGTAGAGCGTGGCCTGGGAAAGAAATGCCCCCGATGCAGCCCAGCCAAGCGGGTTCCACCATGCGACAGCAAGCAATGCTGCGCCAAGCAAGATTTGACCAAGGCCATCACCACCAGCGCCAGACACCACCGGCGCAATCGTGATGCGCTGGGAGCCGGTGGGCTCATGTAATCGCTCCAGGTTAAGGGAATCCCGGCCAGCAAGCACCCGGTAGCCAACACCACGTTCGCCGGAGGCAACCAACTCCCGCTCAAAGGTAGGAAAGTTGGCCGAAAGGGCTCGAATCGCTTCGGCAGCCGAGCCAATGGCAAGGTTGTGCCTGCGGCCAAAGCAACGACCGAGTTCACCGAGAAGAATGACTGTGACCATGTCGGATAACGTGAGTTGTAACTTTTTGCCAGTAGCCACCGTAGACATCTCGGCTTGATAGCCGCCCCTGCAAGTGATGCAGAATCAGTCCATCCCCAAGATAGACGGCGGCATGATTGGGAACGGGAGACGCCACTTGCATCAAGATGCAATCGCCCATTTGAATTTCGTCTGGCCTCACTTGCGCAAAGCCTACTTTTTCGAAGTTGTCGAGGTACAAGTTCTCGCCGCGTTTCCACCAGTCATCAAAGCGAGTGAAGTTGGGCAACTCCACCCCACGTTCCAACTTGAACCAGTCGCGCAGTAACGCGTAGCAGTCCAGAACGCCATGGGACCAATCACGACCAACTAGCGGTGCAACATAGCCAGAAGGCTCAATCTGCGACCATTGACCGCTTGGGAAACTGACGATGTGCCACGGCAAACCGCTGACCTCGCAAGCCACCCGGTCGGCCTGACTCGGTGTCGGCGGCAACCCAGGGTGACTGTGCACCACACCCACGATATGACCCTGCGCGTCGGCTTGTGCGAAGTCCTCGGGGTGGATAACGAATTGATCGGTGCCCACGCCGATGTTTCGGCATCGTCGATACACCTCACGGCCTTTGCGGATCAGTAACAAGCCGCAAGATTCACGCGGACTTTCGTCACGAGCGTGGTCCATTGCCAGCTGTTTGTTCTCGGCCAGCATCAGCGGATCAATCCAGCCGCAGGGAAACCGCCGAATGGCAGTTCTGCATTCTGACCAAAACGCGCTTGGCATGAAGCTAGCCGCTTGCCGCATACATCCTGACTGCTCGACGATACAGTCTGGTCGTTGGCATTGAAATAGCTCGCACCGGTGTAGCCGCACTCAGAACCACGGTAACGCCAGGGACATACGTTCTGAACGATCTGCCTGCGCGGCAAAGTTACGCCTTCAAGATCAAAGGAAGCGGCGAGTTCGAACTCCACGACGTCTCTTGTCTCACGCGACTTTCGATCCACGTAGTAAATATCGTCGGCAAATTCAGCCAAAGGATCAGCTGTTGGATTTACTCCGCCGGAAAAGTTAGCTGCGTCCAAGTATTTCGCAAGCGTGCGCTTGCGTGTGATCTTGGCACCGACCAAGTCCTGATAGGTGAGAACCAGAGCCGTGATCGCGCCAGTGACGTTCGCTACGCGCAAACGAGGCCTAGGCACTTGACCATTGCCGTTGAACTCAAATCCCTCGACCTCGATTGGAAAAGCCTCATAGGCGTATCCCTGCCAAACAACGCGCTGCTGCAGCGCATTTGTACCAGCATGAAAACGCACTGGCCCCTGTCCAAAGAGCGCGAGATCCAAAACGAATAGCTCGACCACGCTACTTGGCGCGAGCTTTTGGATCTCTGAAGTGATAGCAAGACTGGTCATGAGAGATCAAATACCTGCTTAAACGTTACCCGTATGGACTCAATGTTGGGTTCATCCACTGAGCGACTCCATTCATCACAGACGAACTTGGCAGGTAATCCACCAGGTGGTGTCCAGTCAAAAGCTTGAACAGCCCCACGGGCTCGAAGAAAGTTGTCAATCGCAGAGGCCTCAGTCGTGGTGCGACCGCGAAACTCAAGAGACCAAACCTGCGGTTGGGTGTTGATCCCAAAAGTTAGGCGCTGCTCATAGCCGTCGCCAAAAGAGACTCGGCGCACTGTGGGACGCATTGACAAATTGGCACCAATGGAAGGGGTCCAGGTGAAGGTAGCCATTTATGCTCCCCTGCGTCCATCAAGAAGACCACCGGCACGCTTTTGCGCAAGAAGTTCTTGTCTGACTGCACTCGCAATCGCTCTACCCAAATCGCGTCCCCCAGGGTCCTCGCCACGGCTAGAGACACCAGAGTCCGTCAAACTGACAGAAATGTTAAAGACATCCCCGCCGCCGCCAGCGCCACTCATGGTGACGGGGATTGAACGACCATCAGGCAACGGCACATAGGCCTCTGGACGAGAGCCCTCACCAAAAAGGGCTAACTGAGGTGAATTGGCGATACCGCCGCTGGCATAGGTGCGCAATGATGTGGGACCTGCGGAAGTCATGACACCTCCACTGGCAAAACCAAAAACTCCAGCCATAGCGTTGGCCAGCGGCAGTGTGATTGCGCGCTGAATTTGAATCCTGATCAAGTCCGAGATGATGGAGTTGGCCAAGGTCCTGAAATCAAGCTTCCCAGTCATCACGAAATTCACCAATGCATCGGTCATACCGTTAAAAGCACGAGTGGTGGCGGACTCCATTTGCTTGCCGATTTGCTCAGCCTCTTCAGCTACGGAGCGAAGTCCTTTAGCAAAGCCCGCCTCTGGATCAGACATCTCCTTTACGCGAAGAGCTAAAAGCGAAGCACCATCTGCTGCTTGACGCGCCGCCTCTTCAATTTTCGTAAAAGCATCTGCAAGTTTTTCATTGCCCGGAGCGGCGTCAGCCAGTTCGCGCGCTTGCCTTGCAAGCGTGGCAAGTTGCAACCCGCTTTCTTGCCGTGCGGTTGCCAGCTTCTGCAATGACTTCAGTTCACTGATCGCGCCCGTATCACGCAGCGTTTTGATCTGCTCTTCAACAGAACGGAGTTCGCTCAATCCTCGGGTAGCTTGTTCCTGCAACTCCTTCATGGACTCGCCAGGCAACCTAATCTGGCGCTCCAAGTTTGACTGTTGAGCTTCACGCTCTAGTCTTTGTCGTTTTAGAGTTATTTCAGCCAAGCGATCTTGAAGCTTGAGTTTGTCTTGGGTGGTCTTGGCGACTGTCTCTAGGCCGCGAAGCAAGATCGTCTCTTCTTCTGCAGACAGCGCACGAAGCTTTTCCGTAAAGTCTTCTTGGGCAGCCAAGCGTGCATCACTAGCATCTTTGAAACTCAGGTAGCCCTGACTTTCGTAGAGGTCGATGATCCGTTGCCTGTCCTTGAGGATGGCACTTTCCACATCTACCTGGCCCTGCAAACGCTTAATCTCACTGTCGATTCCTGCCATTGCATTGGCAGTAACAACGCCAGTCGCCGTGCTGTAGTTCAACTGCTTCCTTGGAGAAGCAGCCTGAGTGGCTGCGTTGGAAGCCTCCGTGCCCTTTCGGATTTCGTCAAAACGCTTCGTGACGGCATCAGCCAAAAGCGGCATTTCCCACAGATCGACATAGTTCTGGTTTGACTGCGCCACGATGGCATTTCGCTTCTCAAGCGCTGCCTGCAAGCGTGAACGGTTTTCATCCGAAAAAGGATTGAGCCCTTTGCCGCCAGCCAAGAATGTTCCAGCCAGCTCAATATCTGCCCAGACGGCAGAGAAGCTTCCAATGACCGATTTGATCGTGTGGCCAACCCCCCTCAGCGCATCAATCACCACTGCAATCGCATAAGCCGTTTTCTCTGCCCAGTTGGTCAGAGTACCTTCAGCGCGCATGCGCTGAATACCCTCAACTGCGTTATCGGTTCCCAGAAAAACACGCTTGAGTTCTTGTGTCAAAACGGACATTGAAGGAATTGCCGCCGTCACCAAAGTCTGAGCAACGAAATTCGACTCTGCTCTCATACGGCCCATTGCCTTAGAGGCGTTGTCTGCTTCCTCAATTTGCTTGGCAGTCAAGCGAATATTCAGGTCTTGGTTTTCCGCCAAATCTTTAAGGAACGGGAGCATGGTTGCGCCCGACTTACCAAAGAGCTCCATTGCAATTGCGGTCTTTCCTGCACCGTCTTCAAAGTCTGCCAACTTGAGCGCGACATCATTCATGACCTCTGCTGGATCACGAAGATTTCCACTGACATCTTTGGCGCGGATACCTAAAAACTGAAGCGCCTTCGTTGCCCCAGCAGTCTCGTCATCCACTCCGGCTAAACCTTTGGAGAGTTTGGCCAGGTTAGCGCCGATTGCCTCTATAGCTGTTCCTGATATGGTGGCCACCGGTGTAAAGCCTGAGAGCGCTGTCGTACTGGCACCGGTTTGCTCAGAAAGACCCTGAAGCGCCGCAGCGGCCTCTAGGGTATGACTTACAAAATCTCTTAGTGCTGCCACCGAAGTCGCACCAATCGCGACTGCAAAGGTTGTCTGAGCAATGGAAGAGACCCGCTGAAGCGAGGTCTTCATGTCATTGGCATGGCGATCCAAGAGCCGCGCAGTTCGCCCGAGATCGGCGCGAAACTCAGATGTCTCTGCAGACAGCTTGACAACAAGAGAGCCCAGATCAGCCATGCTTTTTAACCCTGTGAGCAAACATTGACTTAAAACGGGCGACGTTTAAAAAGGCAGCATTCTTACGGGTCTCATCAATCGGCTCTGGTCGATCGACAAATGGCATGAAATCTTCAGGCGTAAAGGGACGCGTGTGCTTGGTACGGTTGGCGTTGGCAAAGGTAGACGCAATCACACCACTTCTCAAATCAGCACGCATATCGCCAAAAGGTTCCATTTGATAAAAGGCCATCCACTCGGTTATTTCGTCTGATCCGATCCGCTGCAATAGCTCACGAACCGGCATGCCCAGCGCAAGTGCCAGGCGAAAAGCGAAGCGCCGAGTGGGGTTGGCCTTTAGCCCTTTTTTGCCGTTTCAGCCTGCTCGACGCCAATACCGTTGAGACGCTGAGCTACTGCAAAAACTCTGTCAAGTGCGCGAGCACTTTTTCGGCCAAGCGCAGTGATTTCGGCATCCTCAAAAAGTCGGTTCCCCGTCGCATCGCACAGGGTCAACGCAACAAGCCTGGCTCGAACGTTTTCCATGCGACCTTCCTTTGCACCATCGCGCGCAATCAGGCTGCTTTCAAAGGCATCGCGGTCGGTACCACTCATAGTGCGGACATAGACATCACCACCCCATTCAGGCACAAGGACGGTTTCGCGCGGCAGATCATCGGCCGCTAGGATGGCCTCTTTAGTAAGGATATTCATGGTCTTCATGCCTCTGTGATGTCGCCATCGATTTCGATCGTGACGCTGGCTTCAACTACGGCATCCACACCACCTTGAACACTGAACTGTGTAACGTAGCCGTAGAAAGTCCATGTCGCAGCGGGGGTGGTGTCAGTGAAGGTGATCTTGAACTGGCGGCGCACGCGATTGGCTCGATCGGTACGAAGACCCTGATGGACCGTATCGTCTGGGTTGAAGTGCAAGCTCAGAGAGAGTTGACCTTCATCGCGAAGACCGACTCTCTTTTCTTTGGCCGTTGAGGCCAAGTTGGTGACGTCAATAACAGAAGCCTGTCCCCCAGGCCCCTGAAAGGAGACTACGTTGGGGATGGTCTCAAAGGTTGTGGTTCCAAACCGGGCAATGGTGATGCCCTGCGCGGTGATGGCAGTACTAGGCATAAAAGGCCTCCATGAAAAAATAAAAAATCTAGCTACCGTTACCGGTAGTAGGTGAAGTCCACAGATATCCGGTAAGTACCGGATTCATCATCGAAATCGGTAAGGCCCATGCGTACATCGGCCACCGTTTTGATACTGGCTAGCAAAGCTGCAAGGACCTGCTCTTGCAGTTGTTCGCAAGCAATCAGCGTCCTTGCATAGGCGTCAACTTGCACCCTCGAGCGCCGCAGTTGGTTGGGTCCGTCAAGGGAAGCAACGTTGGATTGATCTATAGGGGTGTAAACAAGCGTCGGATACTGTGCGTTCACAGATGCAACGATGGCGTAAACCTGTCCAGCAGCCAGATGCTTGATCGCGTCATAGAAATCCTGCATCTCTAACGTCCATTCAAGGACCGAGCTTCAATCTCGATTCGCTGGGTAAGACGCTCCTTAATGGCATCAACCGCCTCACGGCGACGAGATTCCAATGCTGGACGTAGGAATGGCCGAGCAGCCATCTTGCGAGTACCAAATTCAACGAAGCGCCAGTACCAAGCGTCTTGCGATAGGTTGCCCCGCTTACCCTGGTTACGGAATTTTTTGCCGTGGCGCACCAGAACATAAAACGTCTGACGACCTCCACCGGAAAGCTCTCGTATGTGCTTCATGATCACCGAACGTTTGAGCGTTCCGGGAGGTGGCTGCTTTGAACCAAGGGACTGCGCAGCTTTAGGTGCCTGTACCCGAGCCTCATCCCGTATGACCTTTGCACCTGCATAAACCGAGGCTCTGAGTCCTCGATTAGCAATACGCTCGGGAAGTTCACGAAGAGCACGATCAAGCTGAGCTAGTCCTTCAATTCGAACTGTTTCAACTCTAGCCATTACTCACCCCTTCGCTGGCTAACAGAATGACTGAGACATTGGCCTCATCCTCATTCAGCGCGTTGTGAATCGCGAATACACGCCCTCGATACAGAACTCGCATTTGTGCAACGCTCTTGGGATCGTTAAATTCGGATCTATGACGGACTGTGATTTGATGAGTAACCACCGAAGCTATGCGATCTGCAATCCGGGCTTCACGGCCTGATATGGGTTGAATGTCAGCCCAAACAATCGCCACATCTGTCCAGGTCTGTGTAGGTGCACCCAACACATCCTTTGC